CTTTCTAATAATGACCGATATACTATTTGTTTGGTGTTACCAACATATTTCTTTGGATTGGTTGGTCTGTATAGACCTCTATAACTCTTTGCCATAATGTACCTATAATCTATATAAATATTACTATTACAAGGATTATTTATACATGGCATTTAAATCACTACGAAACCACATAGGCAGTTTGATTACACCATTTATTGCTGACGCAATTAGTGGTAAGAAAGACGCTAAAAGTGCAGGTAAAGTAGCTGCTCAATTGCGAAAGAAAGGACCTTTTGAAATTGATGACGCAGTTAATTCAAAACTAGTAGAAAATCCATTATCATTTAATCCTGTTCAATATCCATTAGATTTAGGTAATAATGGTCTTGGTCATTACATTGTATTTGAATCAGGATTTTTAGGTTATAGTCCACAAACTAGTGGTATGTTAGGTAATGCAAATAGAAAACCAGAAGCAAAAGTTATATCTAAATTGCCAAACAGGTCAATCACCACATCAGCGATTGCATTATACATGCCTAATACTATCAAGGCAGCTTATAAACAAAACTATGACCCCGAAGAAGCTGGTATTGCAGGTGATTTAGAAGCTTTAGGTGCAAGTGTACCAAGTGGCGCTGCCTCATCCGACCAGATTAAAGCATTTTTAGGTGGTACTGCTGGTATAGCAATTAAAGAAGGTAAAAAATTAGTTGGTGAATTAGTTAGTCTTGCAGGTGCAGGTGACCCTATTAGATTTTTACAAAAAAGAAGTGGTCTTGCATTAAATCCTAGAAATGAACAATTTTATAATTCACCAGATTTTAGAACATTTACATATGACTTTGATTTTTGGCCTCGTAATAAAGATGAGGCAAAAGCAGTACAAGATATAATATTAATATTTAAATATAATTCATCACCAGGAAAAGCAGACTTAGCAGGTTCTCAATTCAATATACCAAACTATTTTAAAATAAGTTATATGCATAGAGGTGATGTTAATACTAATTTGAATCTAATATCAGCATGTTATTGTACAGGTGTAAGTGTTGATTATGCACCTGACGGTCAACCTAGTTTCTTTGAAGATGGTTCGCCTGTGCATACAAAGTTGTCGGTAGAATTTGTAGAAGACAGAATTTTAACTAAATCAGACATAGAGGCAGGTGCTTAATGAGATATTTTAACGAGTTTCCTGTAATAGATTATAACTTAACTGGTGTAAATGGCAACAGCAAAAAAGTTACTGACATTTTTAGACGAATTAAAGTTAGAAGTAAGATTGCAAATAACTTATCTTTATTTGATAAGATAGATGTACCTGAAGGAGATAATCCTGAAGATATAGCATACAAAGCATATGGTGACGCAGATTATTTTTGGGTGGTGTGTTTGATGAATAATATTGTCAATAGATATTATGACTGGCCGCTAGATGAGTTTAATTTTCAGCAATTTGTTGCAGACAAGTATTCTAATCCAGATGGCATACACCATTACGAGATTACACAATCTAGTGGTAAACAAACAGGTGATGGACCAGATGACTACTCTCATAAAATAGAAGTTAATAGTGATACAGCAGGTGCTCAATCAGTATCAAATATAGAATATGAAAGAAGATTACAAGATAAAAAAAGAAAAATTAGGTTACTACAACCAGCATTTTTAGACGCCTTTTTAGAAGAATTTAAACTATTAATTAATAAGTAATGAAATGACATGGCAGCTACAAACAAAACTCAACTAAGCAAACCTGGACAATACGACTTATCAGAGTTAACAATATTATCTTATATAGAAGAAAATAGTCAACCAAAAAGACTTGATATAAGAGGTATATTATATAACTTTGAAATAGGTGAAGACATTATGAATAGCAATATTGCTGGTTCTATTATCGTATATGACATGAATGATATACGAACATTATTTCCAATCACAGGTTTAGAAAAGTTATCATTAAAGTTTGGTACGCCAGGCACAGGTAGTGGTTATGACTTTAGCGAAGAAACAGGTGTGCCTTTACAAATATACAAATTAGATAAAGTTAAGAGGGATCCTACAAATGATAAAGGTCAATTTTATCAGATATTCTTTTGTTCGCCTGAAATGTATAGAAACGCCACAACAAAAATATCTAAAGCATACAAAGGTCCTATTGAACAGGCAATATTTGATATAGTAAGAAGTAAATTAAAATCTAAAAAACCATTTTTCTTTGAACCAACAGCTACTAACGCCAAATATGTAATACCAAATCTAAAACCATATGACGCAATTAATTACCTATGTACGCAGGCGACACCTCAATACCATAGATTTAGTGCAGGTTATAGATTTTATGAAACATCACAAGGATTTTATTTTAGAAGTATCGCCTCTATGATGTCATATGGTGGTAAACAAGAGATACCACATAAATGGTCATTTGCCTCACTTATTGCCTCACAAACAGAATACGATAAACAACCAGAAAGAAAAGACATTGAAAGAAGAATGTCAAATGCTTTAAAATACGAGTTTAATAAACCAATTGACACATTAAGAAATATCAATGAGGGTTTTTACGGAAATAAATTGACCGTGCATGACGCATTTAATAAAACACTAAAGACACATGTATTTAATTATTTTGAATCAGGACCATATAGACCACATACTCATATGAGTAAAGAAGCTGGTCTATTAATGCCTCAATCAACTGATTTTACTGGTGTACCATTTGATGAACAAGATATATTAAGTGGTCAAGAAGATAGTAAAACAATGGTGGTGACAGAAACAAGTAAAGTGCATAATGATTATGAGTTTACGCCAACTAAAGATACATTGCCTTATATAGTGCATGATAGAGCAGGATTTAAGAACCACAACCTATCATTGTTAGTATTTGGTAATACGCAGATAAACGCAGGTGATATTATATTGTTTACATCACCGTTATTACGACCAGAGGGTGGCGAATCACCATATACGAGTGGACGATATATAGTAATGGCAATAAAACATGTGGTAAACATAGAGGCGCAAAGACATGAAATGGTACTCAAATGCTTCAAGGACAGCGTTAGGAAAGAGTATCCGAGAGAAGAGGACGCTGTTTTTACGCTTGGTAGTAATAAGAAGTCAACTAATTTTGATATATACAGAGAACAACGAAAAGAGATGGTAGACTTGACAAACTTTTAGAGAATAAGAGAGTCCGGCGCCTCCGAGGTAGCTGGCTGCTAATGAGATTATGAGAAGAAAACAACAACAAATGCATGTAAGAACGATTACAACAGGTCATGTAGAGGCGGATATGTTAGGGCAAGTATATTTGTGGGTCTCCGAGCGAACAAACAGACTTAACGCTCAGAGGTTTCATAGAAAGACATATAAGAGAAGGCAACCAAAGAGTATATTCAGAGTGGTAACAGAGTGTATTCGGACGGCGCCTTCGGCGTGCTGGCGCAGACTAAAAGCATGGCAGGATAAGAAGGACGCACAGGTGCCTAGATACTTAAGCGGAGTGCGTAAAGATAAAAGAAATGGCAATTAAATGCGTATGGTTAGCGTATTAAAAGGCGAGCAATATCGGTAAAAATAAAAATGTACGACAATAATTTTTTAGGGAAAAATAACTTTATATGGTTCAACGGCGTAGTCGAAGACAGGCAAGACCCACAGAAACTTGGCAGACTACGAGTGCGTTGCGTAGGTATTCATACAGATAACAAAGATGAATTGCCAACTGCCGACTTACCATGGTCGCAACTCATTCATCCGATTACCAGTAGTGGCATTTCAGGTTTAGGTTCTTCTCCAGGTTTTATTGTTGAAGGCACATGGGTGTTTGGTTACTTTAGAGATGGTTACGCAATGCAAGAACCAATGGTAATCGGAACTTTGCCAGGTAAACCTGTTGAGTTGGCGGAAACTTCTAAAGGTTTCTATGACCCTAACGGTGTATACCCGAAATACAAGGACGAAGTGGACACCAACCGTCTGGCCACCAATGATAGTAATAATCCACACCTAGGTCTTGAATTACGCAAACTTACAAGGAAAACTGGTGTACCAACGGCCGACTTTGACGCAGTACCAGTAGAAGAACATATATCAACGGCCATAGAGGCGTCTGATAGTGATACATGGAATCAACCTGAAATACCATATGCGGCCGTTTATCCTTTTAATCATGTATTTGAATCTGAAAGTGGCCATGTCATGGAGATTGACGACACCAAGGATAATGAAAGATTATTTACGCAACATAGAACAGGCACCTCACAAGAGATTGACAAAGATGGTAACCAGGTAAATATAATTAAAGGCGACCATTATAACATAGTATCAGGCAAAAGGCAAGCCGTTATAGAAGGCAATTTAGATATTACCATAGGTGGCCGACATAAGATATACATTAACAAGGACGGCCAAACAAATAACCATTACGATATACAGGTGGGCCCCAACGCCTCTGTTAACATACAGATAGACAAAGGGGATATGAATGTGGTATTAAAAGATGGTAAGTTAAACACCAATGTGGCCG